GCAAAAATGGGTGGCAAGCACAGTGCTCGTGCTATGCAACTAGCAACCAAGTACTACAAAGATAGTGGTGGTGGCTACGAAGGTAAGAAGCCTGATGCCAAGTCCAACAAAATGAAAAAGTGGACGAAGGAAGATTGGGGCACCAAGTCTGGTAAGAACAGCACTGAAGGCCCTAACGCAACAGGTGAGCGCTATCTGCCTCGCAAGAAACGTGAAGCAATGTCTGACGCTGAATACAAGCGCACTTCAGACAAGAAGCGTCGTGACACCGCTAAAGGTAAGCAGTGGTCTAAGCAGCCTGATTAGTCATACTTATTAGTCAGCACAATATGAGGTGCTAAGGTACAGGTAGCAACGCTTAAACCGTGGGTTCGAATCCCACCCTCTCCGTTAATCCCACACAAGCCCACACATCGTGGGCTTTTTCAATAGGTTATCGATAGGCGTTGCTTATACCTACCGATGACACAAATGAAAGTCACTGAGCTGACGGACAAACTACGCAAGCTGTACAAGCCAACTGACAGCACGTTCAATTACTGGCAGAAAGCAATCAAGCCTATTGCTCACTTAAACCTTCAGGACGTGACAGATGAAGTGGTGCTTGACTACCGCATCTCACAACTGGAGTTGCTGTCAGAAGGCACGCTTAAAACACGCATCGGCTACCTCAAAGGCATCTGGAACAAGGCACGGAAGTGGAAGCTAATTAAAGGCGAGAACCCTTGGCAGGACGCTGATGACGGCCTTTCGCACAAGCGACGTGACCCAGAGCTATACCCGTGGGAGCATTACAGCTACTACCACGATGACCCTTACTTTGTATGTCTTTGGTATTCAGGATGTCGCATCGGTGAGATAGCTGGTATCTATAAAGAAAACATCGTTACAGATGCAGAGATCCCTTACTTCAATTTTGTACACCAAGAGAATAGGCGACTTAAGAATAATGAGTCAGTAAGAAAAGTACCCATCCACCCTGCTTGTTTACCCTATGTAGGAGACCTATATTTGTCGAAGTCAAAGTCTCCAGGTCGTAGCTGGAGTGAAACATTCAAGAAGAATATGGGTTTACCCAACGGTGATGCAGCCCATAGCCTACGACATTCGTTTACAAGCAGGATGAATGAAGCAGGCATAATTGAGCGCGTTCAGGATGCACTACTCGGACACGCTTCACCTTCTATAACAAGCCGCTACGGTAGGGTCACTTTACCGATGATGGCTAAAGAACTACAAAAGCTACAGTAACTACCGTAGTTTCTATATACCTATGATTTAAATCCTGTAGCTATCTATAGTTGACTTTTTTTAGAAAGGGTTAGATAGGAGCGTAGTTAGCGTAGCTTTGTAGCATGTAGAATAGTAAAAGAATTATTCAAATAATTATGGCTATCTTAGAGTCCGCTGCGTTTTGGATCATTGTCGCTGCTGCTTCAGAGCTGATTGCACTCAGCCCCTTGAAGGACAACAGCATTATTCAGCTGGTGCTGCACGCACTTAATGCAGTCAAAGGAAAAAAGTAATTGACTACCAAGTTCGAAAGGACTTGGATGAGGCAATTGAAACCTATAAAGACCAGACTTCACACACAGATCCGGTCATCGAATCTGAGTTTCTTGAAAAAGGGACGTTTGGTGAAGATGGCTGGAGCATTCGACGTACATTAAAACTCGACAAAAACGATGCTTGAAGCCATCATTCCATCAGTCATTGCAGTCATTACAGGTGCCGCTGTAGTTACAAATAGAATTTACGCAAGGATTATTGAATTGGATAAACGTATTGATACTGTTGAACTTTCAATGGCACAGGCCTACGTGTCTAAAGGTGACTTCAAGATCGTTCTTGATCGTGTTGAGAGCCATATGGTTCGTATTGAAGACAAGCTAGATGCACTGGTAGCAAAGGGTAGCAGCCAATACTAAAGAAAATACATAGAACTTAAAGAGACGGGAGATAGTTAACCTTAAGGCAAGTTGCTAACTAACAACTTCTATGGGTATTGCAGAAGACTGGTCAGACCTTATGTTTGACCTCACCTGTCTTTCTAAACAGGTTGCCAAACGCAAGTTCCGAAAGTCAATTAAATACGGCTGGGGCGGACTATGTGCTTACTGTCGTTGTAATCGAGCCACTACACTCGATCATTTAAAACCAAAAAGCAGAGGGGGTTCAAGTCTAAGAAGTAACTTGATACCTGCCTGTCGCGAATGTAATCACTCTAAAGGTAGCCAGAGTTGGTTAGTATGGTTCCAAGAGCAGACGTTTTATAACGAAACTGCAAAAGAATTAATTGAAGAATGGATCAGCAACAAACGTTTTATCGAGGAAGAAGTAGATGAGTCCGTTAACCCTAGAGCAAAGGTTTGCATTACAGAGAGCTCGTTACGAAGTGAGCCGGATGAGCCGCCCAGCTTTGGAGAAAACTGCCTTGCGCCTGCTTAAGACACGGATGGAACAGAAGAATGGAGTGCAGGAGACCCTGCTTTCTAACGGCATTATGTTCAAGATTGACGATCGGCAGGGCGCTTTACCAGAGATCATCTCCGAAGAAACATTCATTGAACTTCTAGAGATGAATCACTCAGATGATGAGATGCCAACTGACATTGATGATGAAGGTTGGGAAGACGATGATCTATCAGATGATGGTCTTATGATTGGTTGAATTTAGCTAGACTAATTTCAGTTAACTCAAATAATATGTATTACGTCCTCAGTGGTGTGCTGGCATTACTGCTTAGTGCTAAGTACACAAAGCATATGAATGATAAGCAGCAGCAAGAATACAAAGAGCTGCTTGCCAAGGTAGAGCTCGTCGAAAAGCGAAACAGTGATATTGACAAAGAGATGCTGCAGAAGGTGATGACGACTGTGCTGCCGATTGCTAAAGCAGTGAACAAGCTCAACAACGAGGTCGGTATCCGATGAGGATAGACCTTCGTAAGTTCTTTGAGGCATACGAAGGTACCCCACATCAACTTGCAGCAGTGGATCAACTTGCAGAAGAGATGCCGAAGGAACTGCTAGACAAGTTCACTGATTGGGTGGTGTGCTTTGAAGTCGATGGTGAAGTCGATCCGTTACCGACGCAACCGGCAAAAGGATACAATATAAATGTTCCGTGGTATAGATAAGTGAAGACTACGAACTTACGTAATAAGCCTGTAGATAGACGCCGTTTAAGCGCAGAGGATAGAGCTAGTTATAAACCTAGTAATCGTGTGCAAGCTGTGTCTAAAGCACGTGCACGTAAGGGGCAGCTTGCTTGGAATAATAAAGTAAACGTCGGTAGGCAAGAACAGAACCCAGGTACTGGTGGATTTACACAGGGCATTTCACTGCAGCAAGCACGCCTGCGTGAAGAAGGAGCCAAGGTAGAAAGGGCAAAGGCTCTCAGACCTGAGAAGCCTGTCTATTAAAACGCAAAGAAAAACCCCTCGTTAGAGGGGCTCAGGGAAGGTGCCAACCTTACTTAGTATAGGTGTGACCACGGTAAACAAAGGTGCCGTGAGTTTCAGTGCACGGACGGTTGGGCTTGTAATGGACACCACGATATGCAGTGTCGTGAAGCTTTGCGCGTTCGAACTCTTTACGAGCACGAATCATTTCTTGGCGAGCCTTTTCCAGACCCATTACTTGAACAGTAGACATTTGGAAACCTCCTAGTGTTAGAAAACTTCCCGTTCCTTCAGCCCTACCTGGCTTACTTGCGTCCTAAAAAGGATGAACGTACTTACTATTAATGTAGCTATTTATACAAGTTCGTGGCGAACTATTTGTGAGAACTTTACCTGCGGTTGTTGTAGTCTATAGTCTCATTTCTTAAACGTTCGAGCTCTTGTGTCCTTTGGCTTGCTTGTTTCATAAAGAACTTCTGATCAGCAGAGAAACTATTGAAGTCTTCAGGCAGCTGTTTGAATCGAGCTTGATCTTGCTTGTGTAGCTTTTCAAGCTCAGTGATACGTTGATCGCGCTGCCCCTGCTGGTGAGCACCGATACCATCAGAGATAGCTAGAGCACCAGTTCTAAAGAAACCGGTTGGATCTAAACCTTGCATCATTGTCCGATGACCTGCCAGTCTTTCAGCGTTGCCGTAGCCAGAGCCCTCTCTATTGATACGATCAACTGCTTCTTTAGGGTCATATTTATTGTCAGTAAAAACAGTTGGAGAATGTTGAACGCGATAACGCTCTGCTACATCTTCTTCTCTAGCATCAGCGAACTGTCTAGCAGCACCTGCAGCAATATTAATAGGCTGAATAGGACCTGAGTTAAGCACTGGGATCTTACCGATTTCAGTCAAAGCACGGCCAAGGATACCCACACCTTGTGTAAATCGTTCACCTATTCCTTGACGCTGACTCTTATCTAAATGACCCAGCTCGTGCATTAACGTACCAAGATCGCGACCCTGTACAAAGGTCTTATTGGTATAGGGATTAGCATAGGGACGACCGCCATAGGTCATCGGATCAACTTGTTCGGCAACTTGAGAGATTAAATTACGATCTTCTCGCTTAGTAAGTGTAGCGCCGGTATTCGATTGCTTAAGCAAAGTCTGTGCAGCAGGAGTGACGTTACCGTTAGCATCAAACACAGGATCATCGGAACGACCCACAGGACCTGTGTAGTTTGGTGCTTGTCCACCACCAAAGACTTGGTTGATTTTTTCTCCAGCCCAACGCTTTACCCTTGCAACAGGGTTCATGTTGGCTGAAGCGGCTGCGTTGTAATCGTTATACAGCTTGCCGTCATCAGCTTTGTAATAAGTCCTTTGCTTACCCGTCTTAGGATCAGTTCTCGTTACATTAGCGCCCACAGTATTATGTCAATACAGTATTTCTATTGTAACTAGTGTGTTGCTGCCCAGTTGTTACCTACATCTGCAGCTGCAGTGATAGGTACTTTGAAGTGGTAGTAATCACCAGCAATAGGCGCTGCTTTAACTAACAGCTGTGCAACGTGGTCGGCTTCACTAGGTACTACAGAGAACTGTTGTTCATCGTGCACGTAGGCGCAGCGTGTGTAGTCAACGTCATAGGTAAGCTCAGCCTCATCTAGCAGCTCTTGTCCGACCAAGCACCATCGCTTAGAGAGAATGGCGCCGCAGGACTGCAGAAGATAGTTGAGGGCAGCATGTTCAGCAGTGCAGAAGATAGGGCGCCCATCAAGAGCCCTAAGGCGACCGCTTGTTCTAACTTTCTGTTTGACTGCATCAATAAGTGGCTCCAATCCAGGGATAGCGTCAAGGAATTTGCGACGAAGCTCCTGACCTAGCTTCTTCTTTTGTGCATCTGATAGCTCAGGCTTGAGGCTATGACCAAGCTTTTGGTCGCCAGCGCCGTAGATGAATGCATAAGTAATCGTCTTGACTTCCTTACGTGTGCAGCCAACACGGTCAGCATTCTGCTGGTGGATATCACCGTTGATCACCACATCAGCAAAGGAGCCTCCATCGAACCTGTGTAGGTAGTGCCCGAGTGCTCTAAGCTCTAAGCCTTCAAGGTCAGCACCTACCATTACGTGACCGGGGTGAGGAATAAAGAGTTCACGTGCCCACGGTGCACTTACCACCTGGCCCAGGTTGGGACCACGGTGGGCATTCCGCCCTGTCTGTGTAGCAAGTGTGCAGCTGTGATGGATGCAGCCGTCTTGCTCAATCGTATTGAACCAAGAGTTCGTACCCTCCGACAACTGACCCATCCATTTCTGCAACGTAAGCAGTCGAATGAATAGCTCACACTGATCGTGCAGTGCCTGATTACCGTTAGACAAAGCGATGTCACGGATCTCAGAAAGACAAGCCTCATCAACCTTGGGCTTACCGGAGTCAGTCACCTTAGTAAAACGAGCACCTTGGAAGGTCTGCAACGCCCAGGCAATGTGCTGCCTGCTGGTTGGGTTGAAGTCCAAGAGCTTAGTCATTGGAGCACCAGCGACGTAGCCAGTCTTGGCGTTAGTGCGTTTTGGTGTGAAGACCTTGCCAGGGAAGTACCGATAATAGGCGGAAATTTTTTCTTGGATACTTTCAGCCTCACGTGAGAGTTCATCACGAACACGCTCAGCTGCATCCATATCAAAACGGAACCCGCTTGCTTCTTGCTGAGCCATAAGGCTCGCCATCTGCATTTCAAGGCGTACGCAATCAGGAATCTGAATCATTAGCCTCCTCAGTTATCTTGACAAATCCAAAGCGTTCATCTGCTTCTTTCTTGAGCTTATCTGAACGTTCTTTGTGTGCGAGCTTAGCGCAACTTTCCATAATCTTGAGAGCATCTTCAACTGTAGCTTCAGGAACTTTCTCAGTGACTACCTTGAATAACTCTAAGAATTTCTCTGCCGCTGCAGACATCTCTTCGTGAGTGAGTGGATCGTTCTTACCAGGCATCGTTCATTCTCCGTTGTAGTAATTGAAATAGTTTGTATGTAACTTGAGTATCTTGGATACAGTAATCAAGCATTTCTGGGGTGTACTCAGCCCAACTACCCTCGTGCTTACCGAAGTCACCCTTGAAGCACTTAAGGCGGTAGCCCCAGGCTTCTAAGCTATGACGTCCATACAAACGCTGCGGCATACCATGAGGGCGGCGCTCAAAGTCACGATCAGTGATGTGCGGATAGTACAAACGACTAAGCACAAGCGTGTCTAAGACCTCACCGCTGAAGTCAAAGTCAGGGAACTGTTCTTTGAGCAGTGGGATGTCATAGTTAATAATGTTGTGACCTACAAGTAAGTCAGCTTTCTCAAGCTGCTTTACACCTTGAATGACAGCACGCTCAGGCTTGTAGTCAAACACTTGGGCGGTGTCAGGGTCATCAAGATCACGTGCAACAATGCAGTGAATGGTTGAGCCGCAACGGAGTAGCCCCGTGCTCTCAATGTCAAACAAGTAACTAGTCATCAATGTCAATATCAGATTTATCTTTAGGATCGAAGTCGTCAACTTCGTGTGGGTTCTCTACAAAACGTGGATCAGGGTCATCGAATATCGGTGTGATCTCAATCTCCAACTCACGTGCAAGCCGTGCTGCTCTGCGGAACTCGTCTTTGTAATACGGTTCCCACTCGTGTGCCGCAATGAGGAATCGACGGATACCCATCAAGTGTGCTTGAAAGACAGACGCACTGAATGGATAACGAGTGCTGTAGATAACAGTACCTACAGTAGGTGTGCCACGCTTAGCGCAAGTGGCAATGGCGTAAGTAATACAATCAATTTCTACCTTAGAAGAGCAGAGAATCGAGCGACCATCGCCAATGATCTCACGATCACGGACAAGTACACAACCACCAGGAACAGTGGGATGCGTTGAGCCACGGGCGATTGCAGCAGCGATCGACATAAAGTACTTGTCCTTATTTTTAATGTAAGCAGGGTCACCTTTAGGTGCTGGCATATCTCTCAATGTCATTGATTCTCTTCTATATTAGGTAGTGAAACACGAGAGTGCGATACATGGATTACGACAAATTTATGGAAGAGTGGAACAGTATGGATCCAGCAGACAGGCCTGTATATGAGATCGATTTTAGTAAAGTATCGGCTGGAAGAAAGTTTCGATTGGAGAACAAGCACGATGTCAATGACAAATGGCTAAAGCTTGCAGGTACAGGAGAAGAGGATCGTGTCAACTCACCATCTCATTACACAGCTGGCTCACAAGAAGCCATCGTTACGATTGAAGAAGCTATTGAACACGCTCCTGCTGTGTCATATGGAATGCTGCAAGGTCAGGTGCTGAAGTATCTACTGCGTGTATGGCACAAAGACAATCCACTGGAAGACTTAAAGAAAGCACAGTGGTATCTCAACCGACTGATTCAAAAAATGGATGGCATCGAATGAACCCACTAATCTTTTGCGAAGTACTCGCGACATTAACAATCACCGGAGCTGTAGAGACGGCTCCACAGTGGATGCAAGTTGATTACCTAACTGATGATGGTAGAGCAGAATATATTTTGATACCTAAAAAACATTACTTAGAATGTTTCCCAGCGAGTTAGAATAGCTATCAGCAACGTTTGAAGAACAGTAGTTCATCGCGTTGCTCTAATGTCTCGTGTGGCTGAATGTGAGGCATAAGGGTGTCGAAGATATATTGATTATCGTAGAGCGAGTGAGTGAAATATACGTTGATACCATCGGTCAACTCACTATCAAAGGGTGAGTACCAGGCGTAGGGGATAAACGTTTGCCAAGGTTCAAGCTCGTGAGACACCCAACTGTTCAGTTCCTCTAGGCGCTGAGCAGTTTTTATTATGTGTTGCTCTTGAGATTCAAGCTCAGGCACATAGGCAATGTTATCTCTATACAGAAGCGCGTGCTTCCACATCAACGTGCCATCCTTATGGATCAACCGGCAGGGGTGTACAACGCTACCTGATGGCAGGTTATACATATACGACTTATGGATATGCTTACTCATCAGATCATCCCCTTCTGCTGGTCGTAGTACTCAAGGTCTTTAGCCCAGTTATCACCAGCGAACTCGTTATAAATCACACGTCCGATATCACGAAAGGTGTTATAGAACAGAGTGACCTTATCGATATCACTAATGACTGATGTCTCAGGAGGACCATAGACAATAGCGTTCCAAGTTGATGGACAGACAGGTTCAAACCCATCGCTTGTAGCCTTCAGCTGCTTAATACGTTTGAATGGTATGCAGACTGGGTAGTCCCAGATGACAGGTGAAGCACGCAGTAACTCTGATGCACTGGTAAAGAAGATGAAGCTATCGATATAACCGTTGCGATACTCATTAATCGTCTTGTTAAACCAGATGCGTGAGTTACGCACAGCACCTTTAGGAGACACCCACACTTTGCCGTGCCAGTGCTCTTGCAGAGGGTTGATCTCTATTGACGGCACAGACGTTGCATTAACAAGCACCTGCTGTACAGGATCAGATGTCGGGTCAAAGTCAATACCACCCATCACCTCACGTGCACGTTCAATAATCTGTGGCGTGGGATAGAGAGGTAGCTTTAAGCCTTGAGCCTTTAGCTTATCCGCTAAATTCTTCTGCAAGCGCTCGGAGGCTTTCTTGGCTCCCGCCTGCTTCGACAGCAAAAGTTCTTGTTCCAGCATCGCTAATCAAAGTAATCAATACGTTCTTGCTCCAATCATTCTCATCAATTTCCTCCATGAGTTTCCGTAAAAACGTGAGGATCTCTTCATCTTCGTACCGTTCTGCTTGTGCAATATCAAATTCAATTGAGTGACCTGACATAAATGTCGTTGAGTCGTTGCACAAATTGATCACTAATGAACCAGCACCGTGCTTTTCAACACCGGTGATAGCGATATTAATAAGGTCATACAGAATAAGCTCGGCAGTTGCAACAAGGAATTGCTGCTCTTGCTCTTTTTCTTTACCAAATTTCTTGGATCCGATTAGCTGCTGCAGTAGATCAGTACGTCTAGACATAATAGAATGACTCTTTAATTAGGATAAGCGTTCTTAATAAATAGTGTGGGGTCAAGACTGATCTTCTTCTTCAGTATTGTCTGAAGGCTTACGATATAGTCCTGGATTATCAGGTTGTATCTGACTAATGTGATGTCCAGAAAGCATATCTGTCATCACTGCATCAAACCGTTCACCAAATCCAGTATCTGGATTAAGGATCAGATCAGCACGAGCATCAATTTCTTCTGATTCATCCATCCGTTGCTGCTCTTTGAGAGCCTCTTCGATGACGTACTCAGCGATTTGTTGCTTGAGTGTATGCAGTTGACAGGCAAGCTCGAATGATTCGAGGTAGCTGTCTTGATCTACAAAGACACCAACGTTCTGTGGTATCAAGTGGAATGGGTTGCAGCAGTACTTTTCACCGCACGTTGTCTTGACACCAGTGAATCCAAGGTCACCCCACGTGAACCACATTGCTACACGTTGAGGGTGATGCTGCGTAGAAGAGCTGATACCATGACGACGCCAAGCAAACTGCGGCTGCTTAGTACGTTTATTGATACAACCTTTCCACAGCCAGCACTCATCAGGATCACCGATCTCTACCTGTGACCAGAACTTAAGTGCACGTTTGCGCTCACGCTTAAGGAGCCGATCGATGTCAAAAGACAGTCGGCCCTCACGAGCAGCAGCAACGCATCGTACACAAGCTTGATGGCTGTCGTAGCGCATTGAATGAGTACTAAAGCGACCCAGTGAGTGGCCTGTGTATATACAGAGCTCACCTTCTTCAGCAGTATTTGAAAGCTGCAGATGACGTCTGCCATATGCGTGACCTCCTACTTTACGACTGGGCTTTGCTTCACTCATAATCAAAAACTATTCTCAGGCTTCACATAGCTACCACCAAGTGCAGGGTATTGCTCTTCAACTGGAAGTGCAGCCAGTTGAGTAGTAATCATATACTCATAGCGTGTGCTATTTTCATACTTTATACGAACAAGCTTTGCTTTGGGGGTGTAATACTCAGGCTTACCTACAATAAGTGCAGTCATATCATTAGATTTGACACGCACGCGCAGTCCGATATCGATTTTGTTTGGATTCATTGTTTGAAATATATAGTTCAGAAATCATTGAGAATGTGATCTTCATTCAAAGGATCACTTTGAGGACGCTGCCAAATACGGACAGACTTACTCTTACCGTTTGCATCTTTACGGGAAGTGACTAATCGTCTCCAACCCATTGCCTGCAAAACATCAGCAACACGTCGTGACTCACGCCTACCTTGACTGCGAGGGTCAAGATCCAGTGCATTGGTTAGAACCTCTGCAGCTGTAACCTCACTGCGGATAGCGACATAGCCAGAGACCTTATCCATCCACGGGTCGGGGTCACCGAACTCCTGGATGTACTCAGCAATAGCAGCAATCTCACCGCTATTGAATTCATAATCCTCACCTTTACGGTAAGCATCAACAGCTGCAGCCCATAGCGAGTCACGTTCATCAACGAGCTGACGCCAGGGAATCTGGAAGCCAGAGCCAATCTCAAGCGGGACAAAGCGACGGTTACCTGTGCTGTCTACAAGGAACTGGTTACGGTTAGTCGTACCAATGAGAACAAACCTGCGATACAGACGCTCAGGCAAGCTGGCATATGGACGACGCACTTCATCACAGCGAGTGGTGATGAGATTCTTAAAGTTCTCAATGTTCCTGATGTTGAAGTAGTTATCAATCTCAGGAAGCTCAAGCATCCAAGCAACGTGAAGCCTGTACTGCTCTTTCATCAGAGTCTCTAGAGGTGTAGTTACCTCAGAGAACAGTGCAGGTGGTACCAGGTTACGGGAGAACATTGACTTACCAACACCCTGTGCACCCACCAAGATGGGCAGCCAGGACATTGAGCAACCAGGATTAAATGCACGGGCAACTGCACCGATCATCATCCGTTGCATTGCCAACGTAGCAATGTTGTGTTTGTTACCTAGGAATACCTCACCGATGCGATTCCAATCCTTGTGAGGTTTGGCGTGTGCGCTGCAGTGATCAAGGTATCGACGAATAGGACAGTAGCTATTCTTGCCAGCTGCATATTGAATAGCAGCTTTGACCCTAGGCTCAGGGATAAAGACACCGTACTCACACGAGAGTTTAGTAGTCATCAAGTCAAGGTCATTGCCTTGTAGAGCAATGGTCCTACCAGTATTGTCGGTGTACTCAATGGCACCAGTCAGTTCATTACGACGCAGGTCGTGAAGAATTTCCTTGACTTGACGGACATCTTCTTCACGTTCTTTAGCTGCATCGGATGAGGACTTTTTTGGCCGACCTCTTTTCTTAGCAACCGATACATCAGGTAACGGTTCTGGTTCAATCATATTTGCCTCCTTTTTTATAGCGGACCTCGATTCATTTATAACTGAATCCATATCAGGAAGTGGATCAGTTTCGGTATAACCAACTGCACCACCTACAGCACCAAACTTAAGGTCAGCAGGCAGGCGTGAAGTCCAGTTAGGGTCTTGCCTCTTGGCCATACCGTAGAGCGTGGTGTGACCAGCAAAGTTGCCTAGGCCACGCCACTTAAAAGGCTGTGTGTTCTCGTGCTTCTCACCGTGGTGACCACGTAAAACCCAGTCAACCCAGTCATCAAAGATGACCTCACCTACGCCAGCACAAGCAGCCATAACTGGCACGAAATATGATTCGTACTCTTCATCCTCAGAGGGACGTAGCAGCTCACGTAAGAGCCACTGGCAACGCTTGACGTCTATATCGGTGACATCACTGTGCACGAAGTTAGTAGTCTCTTCGTACTCAATGTCTTGAAGCAGGAAGGCAGGGACCATTGCAGGCTCATTGAGTTTGACCTCAGCTTTGGTGTTGCCATACCACAGACGTTCACTTTTCTGCCCGCAGTTATCTTTTAATTCATCAAGACCTAGTTCTTGAAGAAGCCTATTGACAACTAGCCAGTAAGCTCCTCTGTGCTGCATAGCAGTTTTGAGCTCAGTCTCTAATGGAAACAGAGCACGGAAGCGATGCTCAACTGTCGTATGACTTGACGATGTATAGGTAGCAATGCACCAGTCCTTAGCAGTCTGGGTAGACCAGAAAGCATCAAGGGTTGTGTCACCGTCAAAGTCAATGACGACTAAGTTAGAACCGCTAGCATTCTCAGCCTTACGGTGGCGATCTACAAAGTGAGTCGCAGTCCAGCCGTAGCCAGCTTTGACCCACCCCAGTAGCCACGTAATATCCTCATAGATGTTAGACCAATTCTTAGCAACCTTCTGAGGATTAGCTTTGTTTTTGCAGCTCTTATGAACAGCAAGTTTTAGTTTAAGTATCTCCGTCATTCGGGTACATATCGTGAAACATTTGGGCGCGTTTGAGGAATCTGCTTTCATACAGATCCATCTGATCGCCATCAATGAAGATGCCTTGTGTTGTCTCTGGAGTAGAGACAATGATCAAAGCAACATCACATTTATATCCAGTACGTTCAGCTAAAGCGAGACGGTAAGCCGCCATCTGCTGTGCACACTTCTGGTACTTACGGAAACCACCGAAACCCATACGGTCTCCCTTCTCAGGGAAGCGGTTCATATAAGGACCATTACTAGTCTTAAAGTCAGCGATGACTTTGACGCCACCGATCTCACCAATTAAGTCAGGACAACCAGCATATAAATGTTCAGTGCTCCAAACGAAAGCAACTTCTTTATCATCAGAGCGCAAGTGATACCAGTCCTTACGGAGTGGACGCTCTGACCAATGAAGTATATCAAACCAATCTAAATATTGGGTGATACCATTCCAGAAATCTCCATATTCTTCAGGAACACCAGGGTCTAAGCCACGTAAATAGTTTTCACAACCAAGGTGAATAGCAGAGCCTCGCTTTGATGCTTCCTCAAGAGCGCCAGGATTATTCTGTTGCCAAGTACGTAGACCCGCCTTGGACTTCTCAGTTTCTGTAGCAGAGAGAACCGTAGTTACTGAGGGCATATACAGACCGGAGCACAAGTACTTACGATGACCTGCGCTCGTCTGAATGCGGTACGGCTTCTCAGTAGTCATCTTCTAACGACGGCGGCGCCTCTTGGAAACCTGCGCTGTAACTTGTAGGCTGGGTCTCTGCTTGAAACATCTGATAAAGCTGTCCAACGGCATTGCCGACAGCTTCAGTGACCTGACCTTGTGCTTGTACCATCTGACTGAGTTGAGCTACTTCTTGACGCAGTGCAATCACATGATCCATCAGCGATGGTTGACGTGGTGCAGGTGGTTGAGCAGGGGCTGCAGCTGCAGGAGCTGGAACAGTTTGTTTAGCCTTCTCGATAATTTCAGCAATGCGCTGCTGCATTTCAGGTGGCAAACCTTCAGTGTTTACATTCATTTGAATTAATCCTCTTTAAAAATCAGAACTCGTTGTCGTCAATTACTTTTTCTTTTGCCTTCTTGGGGAGAACGGTAGATCCACGTGCATCTGTGCCACCGGCAGGCAAACCTTTTTCATCAGTTTGTTTTCCATCAAATGGATCCTTGCCTTCAAAGAAGTTAGGTAGCCAGATAGACTCCTTTTCTTTTTCCCACTGAGTTTTGATCTTTGCAGGAACAGCTCTGACCTTAGGTAAGATACTGTAAGCAGTTTCAAGGCCAGTCCCTTTGCGGCTAATTTTAATTGAGAAATTGGCGAGACCTTCGTCAGTCCAGGTGTAGTCATCATCTTCTTGCAGAATTTCAGTGAGTTGTTCTCGTAGAGACTTCTGCTCAATGAACAAAACTTCTAGTCGTCCACGTGCAGCACTAGTAGCGACCCACGCCAGAAAGCGTCGTGGCTTGACGAAGGAGCCGTCGATTTTGGGACGATCTGGTTTGGACCAATCTGTTTCACGTGCAATGTCATCAGGTTGCCCAGGATGACTCCGAGTAACAACGAAGCCATTGAAACGAAGCTCGCCTGACTTAGGGTCAGCAATTTCCGAGGCATATTGCCATCCCACAATCGCGTGTCCCGTTTCATAACATCCCAGCAATCTGAATTCCTCACTCTCACCATCTTTCAAGCTGCTTGGCTTCCAATATGGTTGAGCCTCTTTAGTTTCGATTTTATCTTTAGGAGCCTCTAGAAGTTCTGGAGGCAGTACTTGTAGTGTCATATTTGTAGTTTGTAGACTCTACAAATATAAGTAATACAATAGATAAATGTGAGCTATAAATCAATGCGATTTGCAGGTGAAGTATTAACTCCAGCAGAAGCACAGAATCCTGTAGTTGTGCCTAGTACAGTAGATGTAAAGTACCCAGGGGATCGCAGACCTGCAGGTTCATTTGGGAAAGATGGTGTGCATCCTACGGAGCTTCCATTAATTAAACATCAGCTTATTCAAAGCCCAAAGGGTGGTGTGACCTGAAAAAATTTGGCATTAAAAAAGCCCCCTTGCGGGAGCTTTGGGGTACATAGCCTCAGCTGAGGATGAAGTTACAGACGCCTGCGTGTGACACATCACCGCCGAACACTTCATCAATCTGATTCTTAGCTTCACGCTCAAGCTTGCTATCATTTTTCGAGATACGGTAGTTGATGCAAGGCATCGTCAGATCCTTACGCAGTGATTCAAGGACCTCTTCTTTAGCGCTGTCTTCAAGGCCCTCACGTGCTGCTTCTGCAGTAACGTTCACCAGTCCCGTAAGAGACAGTGTGATAGGCAGTGCCACTACTGCTACAGCAACAGAGCGGACGATATTGTTGATGTCAAAGTTAATAGTCATAATTAAAACCAATCGGGATAGTTTTCTTCAAAGTCAAGGTCGGACAATTTAGTAGTCCGGCGTGGGATCGACTTCAGCGTAGCCCGCCGCAGAGCCCGTTTGCGCTCGGTTTCCGCCAGTGCGCTGGAGCTCTTTGCGAGTGCTGAAGTCATTTGCGACGATAGCTCGGTAAGGGCTGTCATTGTCGTCTTTGCGATACTCACGGAGATATCCTTGGACACAAATAGGGCGGCCTTTACGGATTCTCTCATTGAGCTTAGTCTTGCGTTGTTCATTGAGTTCAAGGTATAACCAAGTAGTTACATCAGTGTTATCTAACGTCGTGCCAATCTTAGTGGCAATCATTCCGTTCTTACGTTCTTTCACCTGGTCATCACCAAAGAAAGCATTACCAAGCACGACTTGATTGCAGTACATATCCTTAGGAATGTTCTGCTCAATCGTAGTAACGATCAGGTCAAGAGGTTTAGAAGTATCGTCAGAGAAAACGATATTACCTGTGATCAACGCACGGGTGCCAGGTTTCCAACCACCAAAAGATTCGAGCTTTGGACCTGGGCGGTTGTAGCAGAGTAATCTGAATCGTACTTCACTAGCACCGTTGCTAGCGGGCACAACAGCGTTAGCACCGCAATAGTCCAACCCATAAGTGTTGATCGGCTCAGCAATGAAGTCTCTGAGCTCAACGGTCGCAACTATAAAGTTCATATTTAGGACTGATATTATATTTATCAGTCTCAATCTTAAGCGTCAAAATGATTTGTCGCGAGGTGCAGGACTATGAGTTTTGCAATAAGCTTTTCGTACAGTCCTTACAAACTCAGGTGGGATAAGAACTGGATGGCCACATACAGTGCAGCCAATTGTTTTAGTCTTCGGTTTCTTTTTTGTACTCATATATAGATGGATTGTCTTTCTCTAAAGCTATTGCTTGTAATATATTGCTCTCCATAAACGTGTTGTTATGTTTGCGAGCAATCATTAAACACTCATTTAGTTTGTCTAGTCTGGTCATTAGGCCACATAGCGTCAGCAATTGTTGGCAGTTCTTGCTTGAGGATCTCAAGTGCATTGAGTGCAATCTGTGTATGCTCCCATTGCGTGCCGTGCCAGCTCCGAAGATCAATATAGTGAAGCCAGCTTCTGATAGTTCCAGACATATACAGTCTGGTTGTTGTATTCAAAGGTAGCACAGATCGTGCACACTCTTTTGCGACACCCTTGCTCAACATAAAGTCGTAGAGCTCACGTGCTTCGTGAAAGTGATTAGTGATCTGTGATTCAATAAATTCTGCAGTCTGTTCGTCTAAGTCATCAATAGAATTTTGACGGTTTTTTAAGTCCTGTCGGCGCAAATGGGGTATAGACACATCGAGTGCAGGTGCATACCGTTGACTGAACTCTTGGAAGGAGAAGCTACGGTGACGCAAGATCTGCGCTGCAATCGCTCTAGTCGTGTTGATCTCAAGGCACATTGAAGCCATTTCAAATGGACTCCAGTGTTTATGTTTAATCAGATAACGGAGGAGCTTTGTTACTTCAGGATTATCCTCGTTAGCTGGATTTGAGACACGAGCAATCTTACCGACAAGACGTTCGGCATCTGGAGTAATCCAGACAAGTTTTGCATTATGCATATCGTTTTACTAGTTCTTTAAGTTGCTTAGCTGTACATCTGTCAGCATAAGCAGATACTAAGGCAATTAGTTGTGCTTTGTATTCACTCTTCTTCACTCTGAATTTTTCCATATAGCTTTGGCTTGATACGGCCATACCCACTCTTGATTGAATGGATAGTGCCGATATCTTTCAACTTATCGTAGTAGACATCGAAAATGTCAACCTTGGTATAAGCTCTGATCGCATCGAAGTAGACATCGCCTCCAACAGAGTAATGCACAATGTGCATATCAGTTGGAAGCTCACGATCATCAAAAGTGTCAGGGCATATATCTTGAGATATAAGCTGACATTTGAGGAGTTCTCCTGATTTGAATTCAACTTTAGGCATACTGTGGCAGGTTAACGTTATTAGTCTCGAAAAAAGCAGGCATACGGCTAGCTCTCGTTTCAATTAAACCGTCGGCACGCCCTCTTGAGTACAGAGAATCTGAACAGTTAAGCCAGAAGTTGCTGGAGAGATGCTTGTGATCACCTTCCCCTTGGAGGGACTGAAGCACCCAGCTGACCGTAGCGCGGCGGAGATTGTTGATGGCCTTGTCAGTCTTAAGGTCGAGCGCTTGGCATACAAGTGTGTTGGCTGCAACATGCGTTTGCTCATCACGGCTGATGTCTGCACTTGTGGTGCGGAGTCCAGTGTCTCCAAGAAAACGGAAGATTGGGAGGAGAACGAAGAAGACTGATCTCTCAAGTACGACAGCCTTGAGGATTGGGTGCCTGTCAAGTTCGAGCCATGCATTCTTAATTCTCTCAGCTTCTTTCTCAAACCGAACGGGGATCTTATGCGCTTGAGCTGCGTAGTTAAGTGCGATATCGTGATTTTCTTCATCTTTAACGTTGGATAAGAGCAGCTCACGGCAGCCCTCTGCTTCAATGCCTTGAGGTAGATCACCTTTCATTGCTTCGGTAAGGAAGTCACCGACAGGGATCTCAAGACAACGCAGCGCTAAAGCACGTTGAACTACTTCTTCTCCACCAGACAGAAGTTGTCCAGCAGAGACTTCTACAGGAGTCCACGTGCGCTTACGCTGATGCAGGTGGATATAAGGTGTTGCTGCTTTGGTCATTGAAATACAGTATGTGGTTTACTCAGCACAACCCACACACAGCGTGGGGTCGTTGAATTGATTCAGATCTGGTACAGCATCTGAGTCATCGTTGATGTCGGCAAAGTCGAACATCTCATTGAAGTTATCGTCAAGCGCAGCCATCGCGTCATCCTTAGCCTGAGTGTTCTGCATCACCTGTAGTGAGTAATAAAGGCTGGTCTGCGGTGAAGCAAGCCAGTTCTGAATGAACTCTTCGTCGTAGGTGACAACATCACTCCAGCTGTTAAAGGAGTAACCGTGGCTGAGGCCGGTGTCGTGCATCATTTGAACGATGCCATTAACTACTCGGAAGTAGTTATCCCAACCGACCTCTTCAGCTGTTTCTACGTTGCCGTAGTCAAACTGTTGAACGCCAAATGTGGAGCTGTCCCTATCCACAGTGCGCCCGATGGGTGGTGCCAATTCGGGGGCCGTGGTATAGCCTGCTCGGTCTGTGTAACGATACGAGCAAGACGCAGTAGGGGCGATTGCAAATGCTCTGTCCATACCGGCAGAGCGTGCAAGGTTGCCTGCTACTTTGAATCCTGCATCGAGTGATGCAACAATCTTAACTGCAGCTGGAGTCGCTTCGGGAGCTTGTTCAAGTGCATCGGCTAACTGTGCATAAGTAACCCCTTCAAGGGCAAGCAAGTTGGCAAGACCCAGCACGCCAAGACCCACCTGACGATCCTCATCTTGAGTCAAATATTCACCAGTTTTTTCAACACCTGTCTTCTTATGCAGCTCAATCAGCTCACTCATACCAACAGCAAATGCAGTAGAGATCTCACTGACTTCACAAGCACCAAGGTTGACGTGCTGCAATAGGCAGGTGCCACGGCTACGCAAGAAGACTTCTAAGCAGACGTTCGCAAAGATACGCCGACCTTGCTGATCGTGCCTGATTTTGGCAAGCCAGATGTCACCACGAGCAATGCCCTTGAGGACAGCATCTTTAACGTCCTGTGAGGCGTGATCCCAGAGCTCATTCGTCACGTTGACGCAACGCTTGGCCCAAGGCAGTTCACTACGTGGAGTCTCGACAAACTCAAGGATGTCACCGTGGTTGATATCAAGGTGCAGAACTACAGCACCGTTCTTGTAGACACCACCACGACGCAGCTGTTCGTTCAAGCAGCTGTAGATTTTTCCAAAAGAGATTGGACCCGAGGCCACCAAGCCTTTACCATTCTCTGTTCCACGCGGCCTAATTTCGGATAGGTGGACAGCAACTCCTGCTCCGTAGCGTAAAGCGTGCGAAACAAATCGCCAGCTGCTTTCGATTGAGTCTCTTTCGCCATCCATTGAATCCGATACATTAATGACCGTGCACGACACGGGCAACCGACTGGTTGGATCATCGATCCAGGTTTGTACGCGACCAGTACGCGCAATCATATTTTCAGTAACAGTCATTTCAGTTCTCATTTACCAGAGGTTTCATATTGCATCCCTTCATTAGGGATAAGGTCACTAAGCACAGGCTTGAAGTAGTTAGGACCCTTCAATACCTTGCCGTCTTCACGGTAAATAGGTTTACCGTCGTCACCAAGTTTGCTCATATTAGATTCAAACACTCGCTCCATTGCGGTATCTAAATCTAAACCATAAGCAGCTGCAAATTGATAGCAGACAAAGACAAGATCTGAGAGCTCCTTAAGAACCTCAGTCTGTAACTGAAGGCTATGTGGATGCTCATCAAGATTCTCGCAAGCTTCAAGGAACTCACAAGACTCTTCATTGATCAAGCTGCACTGCATATCAAATAGCTTCTTCTTAATGAAGCCAGTCTGTAGAAAGCCCTCAAGCATTTCTTGGTTGTAAGCTTGGCGAAAGCTAATGGCCTGCTCTAAAAGTGTCATTTATCAATCACAAGTTTATTCATTGTATAGATCACTTGTCTCTTAATGTGATGCGCCCACGATCAAGGTCATAGGGGCTCAGTTCAACAGTGACA